GACCTCGAAACCTTGGGTGGCAACGTTGGTGTAGGTTCCGCCATCGTCTATATCGACCACGAAGCTGATTTCGTAATTCACCCCGACCGTGAGTTCTGTCGTGGGGATGTCGAAGTCGTCCAGCGTACCAATCACGGTGAATATCCCCGCCGTGCCGCTGTCCACGATATCGGGGTCGGTTCCTGCGATAATTTCGGATGCTGTCAGCGTGGTGCCATCGTCGTGGATTGCATAGTAGAGCGTCCCGGCTTCGGTCGAAGCCACGTCCATCGTATCAGCGGCTTCACTGAAGTCAGTGATGGAAAGCTCGTCGCCGGAGGAGGCAGTCGTGAACCCGTCGCCGGTCGCCACGACGGATTGGTTGAAGCCGTCGTCTTCGTGCATGAAGTGGAGATAGTAGGTCGTGCCGGAGGACAGCCCCGAAGGTGCGGGGGAAAGGGTCTGCGTTCCCGATGCGCTGACGGTCTGCGAACCGCTGTCCGCTGCCGCGCTGCCGGTGTGATCCTGTCCGGCCTTGACCTGTGCCGCGCTCGGCTTGGTCGAACTTGTGGATGCCACCCAATACAGATCGCCGGTGTTGTCGTCCGTATCGACGGAACCCGTCGCCGCCGTTTCGCCGTCTGCCGCATCAACGGGATTGGAGAGGGTCGGCGCGCCGAAGTCGGTGATTTCCAGGTCGAAGAAATCGTCGGTCGTGCGCCCGTATTCGTCCGTCCCGCGCAAGGTGTAGGTATCGTCTACCGTTGGCGTGGTCGGGGTGCCGGTCAGTTGCCCGGCGCTGTCAACGGACAGCCCCGCAGGCAACGCCGTGCCGACGATGGCATAGGTCACCGTATTGCCGTTCTCGGTCCAGTTGGCCGTTAGGTCCGTGGGCGTGATCGCGCTGTCTTCGGGGAAGGACAGATCGAGGTTCGCGCCGCCCGTGGCCTGCGCCCGCAACGCAGTCGTCAGCGAGAACGTGCTTTCCGACGATTGGCCGAACAAGTTGCCCACCGTTACCCCGACCGTTTCAGACGACAGCACGCCGGTCGCGTCGGTGTCGATAGACAGCACGCCGGAGCTGTTGATGGATATGTTGTCCGTGTCCGGATTGGTGGATACGACGTAGGCCAGTTCGCTGCCGACGAAGTATCCGCTCAGATCAACTTGCTGCACGCCGGTGTCAACCGTGAGGCTCTGCGCGGGGATTGTGCCGTTGGTCGCGGGCAGGATGCGGACCCATCCGGTGAAGGCCGAAATTACATCAATGCTGCCGCCGGAGCTTTCGATTGTGGTTATCGCACGGTAGCGCCGCGCATAGACCGCCGTAAACTCATACGGGGATTCAATCACATTAGGCCCGAGGATCGGGCCATCCCCAAGCACGGGAAGCCCGTCCTGCTCGACCTGGCGGGAATACTTCACCTCCGTGAGCTGCGCGCCTGCCGTGGCCGATGTGGCGGGAACGATGGTCAGCGTCTCGTCCGGCTCCGTCGTTCCGGTGATGCTGCCAGCGGTCGCGGACACCGGGCGGGGATAGCGCACCGTATACCACGGCGAGGCTGCATCCGTGTCGGCATCGGGGACGGCGCGGATCTGGTATTCGTCCGTGATGTTCGTTCCGATGACCGGCGTGAATGTCGCACTGGTCGCGCCGCTGATGTTGGACGGGGTTTCGTCCGATGGGCTGTCCCGCTCCTCCCATTGCCACGCACTGGCCCCGTCGAGCTCCGCCGTCAGTTCGACATTGTGCTGAGCCGTCACGCCATACGTCGGGTTGCCCGTCAGCCCTGACAGAGTAGCGATTGAGGCGGCTTCACTTCTGCCGAGAGTGCCGAGCGATAGGCTCACGTCAAGGTTCATGTATCGGTCCCCTGAGTTCCGAGAAACGCGAATAAGACCGCCGAAGCGGTCGCGGGCAGGATCTTCATGGTGGGTGTCCTTTAGGCTTTGGGCCTGATTTCGAACGGCGCGCTGTCAATGCACAGCGACTTCGGCGGGAACAGCGGACCAAGCGGGCTTGGCGCGGACCAGCATGTGTGAAGGACGTAGTTTCCGGGCGAGAGATTGGCGCACCGGGAATCGCCAGCCGCCCAATATACCAAGTCGATTGTGTCGGGCAGCTTCGCATCCGTCTTGTAAAGGAACGGCTCCGAGCCACCCTCGCACGCAACGGAATTCCCGGCGATTGATCGAACCGTCGCCTGATACGCCATCAACGTATCGCGGTGAATGGTCCGCTGAAACAGCAGTTCCGGCGCGTTTCCTTCCTCCGCGTCAGCCACCGCGAGGCTGTGCGGTTCGAACCACATGGCAGACAGCGGCATACTCGAAAGCCCCGCCCAGAGGCACACAAGTCCAGACATGGCGAGCATCACCACGTCAGGGAATGTCCAATCTGGCCTTGCCAAAAAGTGTTTCACCTTGCGAACCAGCCCTTTACTTGCGCGATTGATGCCCCGATGAGCGCCGCAGTCGGAAGAAGCCAAACGATTACGCGCGTGATCCATGATGCCCTCTGATATGCCCTGACGACGATACGTATCATCTCGATCAGCGGCCTGTCGCCTTCGGGAGACCCCTTTGGAACCTCAAAGAGCGCGGCGTAAATGATTTCGGTCAACTCTCCGTTGTGTTCGACTTGTTCCGCCACCTTACGCAGAGTTTCACGTTCTCCGTCAGTCATGAATACCGTACCTTTCGCGGGGTTACTTCACTTCACCCCTTCAAGGGGAGGCGACCGGACGCCCCAAGTTCCCTTTGCTTACAAAGCCGCCAGCCGGTGCGGCATCATGCGCAGGCCGCGTCAAGGCCTGCGATGATCTTCTGACCCGACCGCATGGACGGCGCATGTCCACTCTCGGCCAGATTGCCAGCATGTTCCGTGATGACCGGGCCTAGCTTGTAGCACGTCGCGTCAAGGCTCCCGCTCGGAACGCTCAGACAAGAGGCGGGCAATATCGTCATCGCTAAGGCCGTCCACTTCCCGAAAGGCATCGTCAATCTCCTTCTGCGTGGCAATGTTCCGGTTCAGCTTTTCAATTTCCCGGTCCTTTCGTTCCAACTCCCTCCCGCGCAGGACCGCGCCGAAGTACACGGCAATCGTGACCGCACCGGCGGCGATGTAGCCCCAAAGATCCGGGATGAGGCCCAGCATCGTCACTCCCCTTTGAGTTGCGACACGCGCAGAAGCACCCCCGCCGCCGCCATGACCGAGAAGATTGCAGGCCCCCATGCGTCGGGGATCATGTTCTTCACGTCCGGCGGGATTTGCGCCCATGCGTGCGGGATCGCCGCGAGCACAAGAAACCAGCGGGTCGATGACCACTTCCATGCGTCGCGGGCGTTGTTGACTATACGTGGTTTCATTGGGTCTCTCCGTTCCACACATAAACGCCACCAAGGCCGTCGCCTCTGACAGTGAACGTCTCGCATGTGGTGTATGGCGGCGGGGCCCACGGCGTCGATGATGGCGACCAATGGTCAGGCTCACGCAAAGGCCCCGGCGGCGTCATCCAAGGGTTCGCGATGGCTGGCTCCGGGCACGTTTGCACATGTGGCGCGTGCGCCTTGCCGCAGCTCGGACAGTTCCATCCAGTGTTCATTTCCTTGACCTCCGTGAGGTGGTTCGCATATAGTTGAAATCTCAAGGGGTGCGCCTTGTAGACACGCACAGTGAGCGCGCCGGAAGTTGCATTTTCGAACCTTACAGCGCGCTCACTTCACCATCCCCCTCAGAAGCCCAAGAATAGCCGCCCACAGTCCGCCCTGTGCTTTCGGTATCTCGTCATGCGCAAGCGCAGAGGGCGCGTCAGCGGGGCGCTCCGTGGCCCCCATGGCTGCATCAAGCGCATCGGATATGTCCACGCGCTTTGCAAGGTTCCATGCGGGCGTATGGCTGGCGGTCACGGGGTATTCCGTCACCATCCCCGTGCCGGACCATTTGCCGTCGAAGAACAGATCACGTTCCGCCTTCCGTCGCGGGATGATTTCGGGCGGGCTTTTCCAGTTCATGATGGATTTGCGCGCTTTTGATTGGTCTCCGGCGTTCCATTGCTTGACCCAAGTCGCGGTCGAGATTGCGCCCGTGTTCCAGTGAAACGACAGCGCCGCCGCAAATTGCTCCTCCGTCAGACCGCCGGGGAACGCCTTGCGCACCGCATCCGCGTAATTGTCCAGCGCCCAGACAAAGACGCCTAGACAGTGTTCAAGGCTCTGCGGCTTGTCGATGTACCGTTCGACGTTGTGACCGCTGGAATTGGTCAGTCCGACGCTCCACGTCCACACGCCCACGCTGTCCTTGTAGGCTTCGCGCACGATACCTTCATGGTGCACGACTTCCAGCGCGACGCGGCGGGTTACCTTCATCATTACCCGCCTTCCACGATCAGCCGATGTATCATTCGCACCGCGTCCTCGGCCTCCTCGTAGGTGGCGTACGTGTCGGGATGCAGCGTCCTGATCCACGCAATCAGGCACTTGTCTATGACTGACAGCCTGTTTTCAAACTTCGCGTCGATTTCCTCTTGCGTCGGGGGTGGGGGCGGTTCTTCCGGGGGAACATCGCGCCTCGGAAACACCTGGTAAGGAGACACACCCCTGCGCTTGGCCTCGTCATGCGGGTTGACACCCTCAACCACGCTGAGCCGGACCTTGCGCCCGTCCTTCGTTCCTACAATGACGTATTGCATCAGCCGCCTCCCGTCACGACCACGCACACGAGCGTGGGATCGAAGTTCCCGCCGCTGGTCGGGTTAGACCATTCGGCAATGACCCGCACGGACGTTGTTGCGCGTGCGGAAATGACTATTGACGAACTTTGACTGCCGCCGCCGCTGGCATTGGTCGAGCATGTCGCCGTCACCGCGTAGGCCGCTGATCCGAGTTCGTCCGAGAAGTTGATCGTATAGTCGCCCGTGCCGTTGTCCGTGATCGAAGACACGTTGAAGCTGCCGCTGATCGAGGGCGTGCCTGTGCCGTCGAAACTGACCCACGCCAAGACACTAGGTACGCCGCTCCATTCCGGGTCGGTCCCCGCCGCGTTCACCCTGAGATACTGACCAGCCGTCCCGATGGCGACACGGGACGCCGATCCGGTAGAGCTTCCGGCGATGAGGTCCCCTTGCGTGTTCACCCGGAACACATCCCCGGTGAAGTGGTCAACAATGACGAAATTCGTTCCGTCATACTGCACGACAAGGGTATCCCCGGACCCGATATCCCCGACTGCCGGGTTTGACTTCGACGTGGCCCCGTAGCGCCGCTTGAGCGCGACCGCGCCCCGGCTGTCCACGTTCAGCGTATCCGATCCGCCGCCGACGTTCGTATGATTGGCGATGAAGGTGAACACCTGACCCGTCGCATAAGCGGTGATCGTGGTATTTGCCGCGATGGCATAGGCCCCGCCGCTGCCCGTGGCGATGACGGGGCGCGCGAGTTCGTTAAGGATATTCAGTCCGGCGGTGTTGTTCGCAATCGCCGTCTGGCCGTCCGTCGCAGTGTTCCCGGTGACCGGGGCGAAAACCACGTCCGATGCTGCCGACCCGCCCTCGGGGAACCGGCCCGCGTTGTCGTTCGGGAAGCCGGGAAGGGATACACCCGCACCATCCCGCACGTCCACCTTGACGGCTGTTCCGCTGGCCACCCAACAAGGAGGGAACACCCCCTCCGCATCCGCCGCAACGCTTGATCCGCGTGGCGTGCCAAGCCCGTTGTCGGTGTATACGTCCAGCGGCGTGCTTGTGCCTGCCGCGAAGAAGTAGGCCGTGGCGTCCGTGACCAGCGCAAGCGTGTCGTCCGTCGCGCGGTCTAGATCAATTCTGTCTGCCATGTCTGGATTTTTCCCGCGTCAGTCTCCACATTAGGGGCATGGAGATATTTATTGCATTAGCGTTCGTGGCGGTGTGTGCATGGATCGGCGCGAGGAGCGAGCGTCGCACGTCAAGGCACTTGTTTGATTTCTTCAAAAGGGATTGAACTGTCCGCCAGCCGAGCCCGAGCCTGTCGCCAGCCTGTTGAGTGGCGCGGACTGTTGAGGCTGTCGAATAACCCCCGTTGAAACTGCGTCGAGAACCGCTTCGGACCCCCTCATAGCAGACCTGTCAGCCGTTCCCTTTGCTGCTGTTCCAATCGCGGTGACGGCCAACAAACTTGGGTCAACAGATGCGGCGTAGACATTGAGTGCGGTCATCAGCCCGTTGCCGCCGGGGGCAAGCTTCCCAATCCGGCGCATCGTGTTTTCCGCTACGTCCCCCTCAACGAATTGCTCCATCACGGCCAGTTCTTCCGGGCTGAACCAACGCGCCTCGCGCGGGGTGGTGATGATGCGCGTAACCGCCTGCCGGTACTTGTTCAGGATATTTCCACCTGATCCGGTCGATGCCGTCTGGAGCCGCGCCTTGCGGAACGCGTTCTCAAGAAGCTGCGCCTTGGCATATTTGGAATTTGCCGCCCGCGCGGCCTGAAGGACCTCGCTTCCCTGCGCCTTGGTTGCCACCATGTTGTCAATTTCGGAAATCGCCTCAAGAACAAAGGGGTGATCCGACTTCCGATAAATATCCCAAAGCTTCTGACGTGTCTTGTCCAGGTTGTTCAGCGAAATCGGTCTGCCGAGTTCGGCGCGTCGCTGCAACGTGCGCAGGGCATCGAACGCAGGCTTGTCCGTCTCCGAAACCGCGTCAAGATCCCAGCGCGATGTTTTGGATTTCCGCAAGAGGCGGTTGAAGCCTGCCCGCGTATCGTTCTCATCGAACTTGATCCCCGTTTTGCGAACGGCATTATATGCCGCGTTCTTGGCTGTGCGCAGCGTATCCAGTGTAGGACGACTTTCCGCACGCTGGAAAACAGCCTTCAGGCCAGAGCTTGCGCCTTTGAACAGGGATGACGTGAGGCCGGAGAACAGTATTCCCGCAGGCGCGGCCTTCGCGCCCTCTATCGCCCGATCCTGAAGGCCACCTTCGCCCTCTGCGAACCCCTCTGTAGCGGCGTACGCCCCGCCTAGAAGCGCCGCATCCCGAACTGTCCTGACTGGCCCACCGACGCGAGCCGCAGGTGATGTGACCGCGCCAGCGATGCGGGCCGTTGTGGCGAGGCCCGGCCTTTCTTCCGCAAATGTGTCTTGAGACTGGCGAATATCGCGCAGGTTTCGGCTGTATCGCTCGGATAGCGCTCCATCACTCTGCGTTACAGCATTCAGGCCAGCGGCGACTTCATCTCCAAAGCCCACCAACCCGCCATCGACAAACTCCATGACCGCCCCGGCGGTTGCGTTCGGCGTGTTCAGCTTGCGGACAGCGGCAGAGCGAGCGGCGGCGTCTTCTTCGGGGAGAAATTCCCTGTCCATGACGCGAGACGCGGCCCCTGACAGCATTTGCTCACCCGGCGACTGCTTGGGCCGAGACGCGGCGCGGCGGCGGATGGCGTTGGCGCGGATCTCTTCGGGCGTCATCTGTTACCCCCCGGAATAGGCATTGTTGAGTATCACCGCCCGCTCTTCAGGGGTGTAAACGTCCCACAAGTCACGGTCTTGCTCGTTTAGATAATCTGGCGGAGCGGCAGGCGCGGTTTCTGCCGTGAAGCCTTCACTGTCGCGGTCCTGCGGGTTCGCTTGAGATGCGGCGTTCCCAGACATGATTTCAAGCTGCCGCTCCGCCTCCTTGCGGGATTGGCGCTTCTGCGCGACAACCTCCGGCCCCTCGCCGGGGAGGGGGAAGTACGTCCGTATTTCCTCTGCCATTTCATCCGGGCCGATCACCGCGCCGGATTCCTTGCGAAGCTTTGCGCGGACCCAATCTCGCTGCGCTTGAAGGATTTTCTCCTGCTCATTGCCGAGAACCAGCCCCTCAAGATTTGTTCCGCCAACCAGAAGGCTCGCGATTGAACGAACCGCAGGGCCATCTTCCGACAGTCCGTCCATGACTTTCTCGGCGGCCTTCATTCGGGACAAGTAGCCCGCCGACGACTTCTCCCCCTCTGTCGTCTTCGGCAAGGAAACCTCACCGGCAGCGCCTTCGACAAACGAAATACTCCCGTCCGGGGCAACATCAAGGCGCATACCGCGCGGGGCCATGCGCTGCACCTCGGCCTCGAAATCATCCTTGGAGATAAGCCCGGCGTTCAGATCCGCACGCAACTTGGCGATGGCTGATTGCGGCGTCGGCCCCTCTTGCGGCAGGCCGGGGATTTCTTGCGCGCCCGCCATCGGGTTGTTTCGGTCAACAGCGCGCGTTCCCACGATCTGATAGTCCGGGTCCTGCTGAGAAAACACTTCTTCCAACGGCTTCGTCAGAATGTCCGCCACCACCTCCGGCGGCAAGCCCGAACCCACGAACGGCTGCAACGCCTCGCTCTGTGCGTAAATCTGGTCGGCTGCTTCCGGGTTCTGGATTGCCTGCGCTATGAGCGGAATGGCCTGCTGAACCTCCGCCGCGAGCTCCTGCGCCTTGCCGTCGCGGATGGCCTTTTCGGCTTCGGCCTTGATCTGCGCCTTGGCCTGCTGGATTTCCAATTCGCCAATCTGCAAGCCCTGCTGCGCAGCCTGCTTCTGAAGCGGGAACAGCGCGTTGCTCTGCTCGATAGACTGCCGTGCGGCCTGATTGCCCAATTGCGCGCTCTCCATCTGCACGGGGAACAGCGCGTTGCTCTGGTTGAATTGCTGCTCCATCCCCGCCGCTCGCGTGCCTTGCATCAGCGCGTTGGGGATATCGACCGTCTGGCCTGAAAGGATGATGCCGGGGTTCATTCTCATGTCAGGAAGTCCTTCACGTCGAGCGTGTTCTGGTAGCGCGGCATGGCCTGCATGAGCATGTTCATCTGTGCCATGCGGTCCATTTGCGGGCGCTCCTGCATCAGCGCATTGCGGGTCTGTGGCTGTGTGCCGCCCTGCTGCGGTTGTCCACCGCCAAGCACGGACATGGCCCATTCCGGGGTGCTCTCGCGACCGTAGGACGGCCCCCAATGGCGCCGCGGCCCTACGTCGAAATGCAGTGCGTTGTCATAGACGCCGACCCCTTGGAACCCGGACTGTTGCGCCTGCCGGATGAGGGCCTGCCGCTCTTCAATCGACATGTTCGACACGTCGATATCAAAGGCATTCCCGTGCGTGTGCTGTGAGTGCTTTGCGCCGCCGACCTTGGCGTTGTGTTCCGGCGAGCGATAGGCGGAATTCACGTTGAAGGCTTGGCCGGTCAACTGTTCCAGCCGCGCCAGAGCCTCAAGGGCCTGAGATGAAACGCCGGTTGTGTTGAATTGGCTGCGCATGTCAGTAAAGCCCGCCCGCCCCAGGTGTTGCCTGTCCGAAGCCCTGCATCAGTCGATTGTACTGCTGATACCCGGTGATGTTGCCGATGGTGTTGTTGATCGCGTTCGCGCTGCCGATGTACCCCGCCGCCTGCGCGTTGCCCATGTTGGCCAGGGCATTGCCGCCCATCGTGGCGTAGTTCTGGTTTGCCGCCGCCGTGCCTGCCGCGCCCGCCTGACCGATGCCTGCAACCTGGAATAGCCGGTTCATCTGGTTTTCCCGGTCGCCAAGCGCCACGTTCTGCCGGTAGTCCTCAAGCCCCTGAAGCGTCGCGCCGCTGTAGAGGCCACCACTGCCCGCCGCGCCTGCCTCGATGGTGTTTCTCCCCTGTTGCAGCAGAAAGTTGCTCGCCGGGGTCATGGACAACCCCTGCCACTCGCTTTCCGGCTGGACAGGGGCAGTCGAGAACGCCTCCCGGCCCTCGCCCTTGCCGAATTTCTGGTAATGATCCCACGCGCTGCCGCCCCAACCGCGCGCAACGTCCTCGTTCTCGCTCAGGTATCGCTGGGAATCGAACGTGTTCTGTGTGACCGGGCCTTGATCGCCGCCGAACGTCGGGCGCGGGCCAAGGCCGAGTTCGAACATCAACGCATTGACTGCGGGCGTGCCTGCTTGGGTGTATGGCGCAAGGTCCGCCCGTGTCATGTCGCGGGTTTCGCGGGCCAGTTCGACCTGTTCGCGGGCTGCTTGTTCCTGTGCCTTCGCGGCCTTGCTTGCCCCGAAAAGGCTGACCGCGCCGCCTATGGCCGCTGCGAGAATGCTCATGTTGCTGCTCCGATAATGCTGGCAATCGCCGTGCGGGCTTCCGCGTCCTGCGTGCCGCCGCCGCTCGGGCTGGATACCGCTGCAATCGCTTCCTGCATGGCCTGCAACTCCTCGATTGCCGTCGTGATTTCCTGAAGAACTTGCACAAGTTCAAGCGTGGCCTCGCCGCTGCTCTTGGCGACAACCTGCCCTGCAAGAAGTGGCGTGACTTCCGTTGTCATCAGAACCCCACCGATTCAGTCGCGCCGTATCCGCTCGCCCAAGTCATGACTTCCTTTCGAATCTTCGACCCGCTGGGATAGTCCGACAGGAGAACCGTCTTTTCCGGCTGGTCATCGTGTTCGGGAATGGTGAACACGGCCACGCCGTCATTGACCTGCATGTGAATTTTCATGACGCATCCAGTCGATAGTCCGAATACAGGGGAAGTTCCGCCGGATCGGTCACGTTCGCCTCGATGACAAGCTGCCGCGCAAGGCCCTGAGACCGCCAGCGCATCGTTTGGTCGTGGTCGCCAAGGTCGCCCATGCTGCGGGGCTTCTCCTCGCTCCACGTGTCGCCGCCGTCCCTGCTGAGACGAATGGCCACCTGCGCATCCCGGCCAAGGTCCGAATACCCGACACGGCCATAGAGTTCGATCAGGTCAACGCTTCGACGGTCAGGGAAGTAACTTACCCCGCTGACCGCAACTCGCCGCAGTTCCGTTCCCACGTCCGCGTTGTTCTGCGTCAGCTTGTGCACCTCGCCAGTTTCCGTCGCGACGTAGAACGCATTTCCAAGCTGCACCGATCCGCGCGCAATCCACGGGTCCAGATCCGGCGAATGGGCGCGCTCGTGCCATTCCATCGTGCCAAGGTCCAGCACCCATGCGGGCTGATCGGAAAACCGGATCACGCAGAACTTCTGCCCTTCGGCCTCGTAGTAAAAGCAGTCGGTCGGGTCCGATTGCGCAAGCGCCGTATCAACCGGCGGATAGCTCAACATCTGCGTTGAAAACCCGTCAGTCGTGAGCCGGGCGATGTTGTCATTGCCGATGAAGAACAACGCATCCCGTGTCAGCGTGACCAAGTTGTAGGACTTCAGGCCCGTTGACCGGACCCCGCCGGCAACCCTCTTGAATGCGTTCGCCCCGCTCTGGCCCGTGTTGAACCAGATTTCCCGGCCCGTCTCCTTGAACAGCACAACGCGGCCATTCACGCTCACCACCCGCAACAGGTCGTCATCCGAGCTTTCCGCCGTGGCGAAGTTCAGCCCCGGGAGTGTCGTCGGGTCCGCAAGGTCGGACCATGCCCACCGCCTGCCGTTCCGCTCGGTCAAAAGCGTGTATTGATCCTGGAACCCGACCGAGCCGATGGCCGTGAAGGCGTTCCCACTCACCGCTGCAAGTGTCGAGCCGGTCAGGGTGTAGTATGTCCCGTTCGCGGCAATCGTGAGGTAATCGCCGTTCGATGAGAAGGACGTGAGCCCGTCCGACAGCGAACCCATGTCGGTGCTCGTTCCCATCTCGTCAACGCGGTACAGCGTGCCGCCGTAGGCCGCGAATATCTGATTTCTCCATCCCGCCACGGCCCGGAAAAACACGCCCTCCGTGTCCGCGAAGGCTTCCGTTCCCGGAACCGCCTTGAGCGCATACCGTGTCATGCCATTGCCCGGAACCGGCTGGCGGTAGCAGTTCACCAACCTGCCGGGGTTTGCGCCCCGGTTGTCGTTGTCGCGGGCTGCGGGTCCGAATTCAGGCATCAGCGCAACACGTCAATACCGAAACGGTTAATGCGAAGCATAGGCCGCTGCATTACGGGTGCCCACTCACGGGACCCGCTCTTGTTAAAGCCGATATGCACCTCACGAGCCCATATCTGGACTTGAGGAATCCATTCGACAAGCCAAAAGGCGGACTTCTTGGGCTGCGCGCCCCTGAATTCCGGGTAAGCCTTCATCATGCACCTCAGTAATAGGTCGCCGTCACGATGTGGTTTTCATGGTTCATGTCCGGCGCTGCGAACGCGCACAACTGGTCGATGCCGATCTCGTAGAGAGACTTGCGCGGGTTGATGATTGCCGCCGCCTCCGCTGCTCGTCCCGATCTGTTGTAAGCCGAAGCCACGGACCCGGCCACCGCTCGCGCGAACGGCAGAAACGCACCGTCAGGCACTGTCTCCACCGTCCACTCGAAGGCCAACCCCTTCGTGTTGTTCAACATCACGAAAATGTCGTCCATATGCGCCTTGGCCCGCACGGCGTCGTGAGACGTCATGGCTTCGTCAGTCGCCACGACGCCCAGCATTTCCAGTGCTTCCGAGCAAACCTCGGCAGACGTTTTCGTCATTACGAACCGTCCACGTGATAGACCAGCGAAAGCGTCGCGGTCCCGCCCGTGTTCGTCGCCGCCGTCTCGACTTCGAACTGTATCCAGATCATACCGCCGGGGTCGCTGGATTCACCAGCAAGTTCCCAGAGGTACTTCCCGGCGTCCGCGGGATCCTCAAGGATGCTTTCGCTGACACCCGCTGCCGCTGTCACATCAGCGCCCGTGTGCATTGCGTCCGGGTCGTTCGTGATCTGGTCACCCGACACGCCAACCAGCATGACCGGCGAGCCGGTTGATGCGAGGTCGTCCGTGATAATTTTCGACTGAGCCGAAATGCGGGCGCTCGATGGGACAAGCGCCATCTTGTAGGTCGAGCCGTCCGAAGATGCCGCCGACACTTCAACGGTGCTTTCGAACACGTTCAGGCCGTACCGTGTCGATACGCCCTCCGCGATTGCCTTGTCGCCACGGCCCGTCGCCGTGAGATGTTCAACTGCCATAGTCTCTACTCCTGAAAGGGTGGGAAGGGCAGGCCGTCAAGCCTGCCCGGTCAATCACGCGTCTGCAACGCAGGACATGTAGCCGGTGACGATGCCGTTGTCCTTGAGGTCGGTCGTGTCGCCCTCGCCGGTCCCGAACGTCATCTTGCCGAAGTTGCCGAACTCGTTGATCGCACAACCGTGTTTGTCGCCGTAGTCGAACTTTTCTTCGGTCGAATACCACCGCTTCTTGATGCCGTAGGCAACCGCCTGCGCGCCGCAGAAGAACACCGGGGAGACGTCGATAGTGCCGTTGCCCACGCCGGTCAGAACGGGCATGTCATCGATCTCCTTGAAGATGATGCCGTCCCATTCCACATCGCCGCCCTGGAAGAGCTTTTCGTTCTGCATCCGCAGGCCGACGTCACGCTGCGCTTGCTGCAACGTGGTGTCGGACTTCAGATCGCGGAACACGTACGGGTGGCAGTAGGCAACGTAGTAACGACGCCCGGTTGAAGTGGACCGGATCGGGCGAACGCGCGGCGTTGCCGTGAGGGCCATCCGCTTCATCACCGATGCAATCGACGTACTGAAGACGTCAGCGGACGAATCCACCGCCGCCAGCGATGCCGAGTGGTCGTAGGTCGCGCCGCCAGCCGGAGACGATGTGGACAGGTTCGACTGTACCGCGCCGAAAAGCACCCGGTCGGTGTTGTCGTCCAGCCAAGCGTCTTTCTGCGCTTCCGTGGCGCTGGCATAGTCCACGCCGTTGATCTGGTGCATCGCGGTGATGATGCGGTCGCGGGTGTTTTCGACGGCCCAGTCCTTCAGCACCATCTTGGCCGCATTGCGGAGGCCAATGGCAGAATACTGCTCTTCCTGGTCCGATACCCGGACGGCATGACGCCGCTTCACGATATCAATCGTGAACGAACGGGAGTCCATGTCCTCTTCGTTGCCTTCCAGCGTCGAAGAGCCGGTAACGCCGGTGCCCGTCAGGCGGTTCACCAGCGCCCAAGTCATCGTCTTGCCTTTTTCGGCCCCGAATTCCTTGACGTGGATTATGCTGTTTTCCGACGTGCCCATTTCGGACTTGAAACGGTTCTCCTGGAAGTATTCCTTGAAGAACTTGTCGTCCCACTGTTGGACCGTAAGGCCCGTTGCTGCTGAAGTATCAGCCATTTCCTTGCTCCTGAGAGTTCAGGGCGTCAGTCACCGATCAGCTTGTTGAGGTCCGTTGGACCCTGCCAACCGGGGTCACGCTGTCCGCCCGATCCATTGACGTTGGCCATCGAAGGCGGCGCTTTCGACGCCATCTCCCCGGCCTGCTTTGCCGCCATTTCCGCCTCGATCTTCGCCCTGATTTCCTTCTCCACGCGTTCCTTGTACGTGGTCGGGTCACCGATCTCCTGGATTGCCTTCTGCCCCTGATGCCACTTCACAAGGGAGCCCCACGGGTGACGCTCCTTGTAAATGTCGGGCTGAAACCCGGAGGCTTTCGCGGCCTGAAGGGCCTCATCAACCAATTCGTCGCCATACGATTCGCGGGCCATCGTTTCCGACACGTCGAGTTTCGCGCTCAACGTGGCTTCAGATACTCGCTGGTTGATGGACGACACGAAGCCCTGCTGGTCTTCCAGAACGTCCGGGGCTTCCGGACGCTGCGGCTGTTGCCGTTGCTGCTCGTATTGAGATAGCTTCTCGGTTGCCGCGCGCAGTTGCGCCTTCAGGTCGTCCCGCGTGCTCGTGAACACGGGTAGCGGAACGGTCGGGCTTTCTTCGGCCTTTTCCTCAGGTTTTTCCTCGGGCTGCTCCGGTTCGTCCGGCGCTTCGGCCTTCTGTTCCGGTTCTTCAGGTTGTTCCGGTTCCGGGGTCTGTTCCGGTTCCGGGGCTTCAGGTTCCTGGGTTTCCCCAGACAGGATTTGATCCAAGTCAGACATGGTTTTCACTCTCTCGTGGTGATTTACGAAACGCCCTTATCGTTGGCGGCACGATAACGCCCGATTGCCCCCGGCGGCGGGGTCTCCTTCAAGCATCACTTTGACGCGATGCCCAATCTCGCAAAATCCTCTTGCCGTCATTGACTGACTGATCATCGCTCAAGCGGACTGCCTTTCGCAAAGTTCCGCCTTCAACATATCCGATCAGCCCAATTCTGGTTTGGGCGTCGAATAGCTCTATGCGCCATGAGTTCTCGTCAATCTTCATGTCATCGTATGCGCGAGAGGCATTTGAGCCTCCCGCGCGATCTTCTGTGTCTCCGCCTGCGTCTTGCCCACGTTCGCCTCCCGCTGCGCCATTTCAAGCTGCTGATCGGGTGTCGGCTGTTGCTGCTGAAGCAATTCGAGCAGCTTCTGCTTCTTCGACGCGGGCAACGTCGGGTCAGCCTCGATCAACACCTGCGGCGGAAGTGTCGGACCATACTTGGCCAGGGCCTCGAATGTCTCGCCCGCCAGTGAGATCCGGTCGGGCTGTTCTTCCAGAATGATATCCACCGGGCTTTCGGTGACGTTGTTTTCAACTGCGACAACCGCCTGCAAGCGCGGGTCATTCGGGACAAGGCCCATCTGCAAGGCAACCTGCTGCACGATTTCCGGCGGCTGCTTGCCAAGCGCCTCCCCGAACGTGACGCGCCGGTTGAGACCGGCGAACCTGATGTTGTTCTCGTCGTCCGTGACCCTGATCCACTTTTCCTCCGTCCAGAATTGGCGAACGCGGTCCCAGAATGCTTCGAACACCCGCTGCGTGAAGTGCGCGAGTTCGTCCAGTTCCGGCGCTATTTCGATCATGCCGCCCTGCTGGCGAGCAAGAACGGCGCGGCCACTTGAACTTTCCCCGGTTTCTCCTTCAAGCGCAGCGTTCGCGCCCATCAGGTCGATTTCGTTCTTGGCCTCGTCCAGCAATGCAACCTGACCGGATGCCAGATCGCCGGTCTGAAGGATTTCGAAGTCGTCTTTGTCCGCCTCGATCACGCCATCAGGCTTGGCAAGCTCACGGGATATCGCCGCCCTATCGGTAACCGCCGCAGAGACGCGGACCTGCCGCGTGTTAAGCAGATGCAACGCCTTCGACCGGCGCTTGTTGATTTCGTCCTGCGGGCCGAACATGTCACGAACCACGCCGTAACGGTCATTGTTCCGTCCTACGTAGAGCGATTGCATGATGAGCGGGCAGACGCTTTCGCCGTCCTCGTCCACATACGGGCTTTCGCCGCTTTCCAGCTTGTCCTTCTCGACAAACTTGCACCAGACCCATTCGCCGTTGACCTTGTGCCACATCAGCACGACACGGATACGGTTGCGCTTGGCGTCATACCAAAGCCCATGCCTTGGCCGGTCGTCGTATGTCTCCATCGCCTGCGCGTCAGTCTGCATCTGCTCGATGGTGGCTTTCTTGCCGGGGTACTGCTGTAAAAGTTCCTCCTTGTCCTGCCAGACAACGGCCCCGAGATACCTTGCGTCGCTGAAGTCGTGTTCCCGCGAGTACGGGTCATAGAACAGCCGATCCCAAGGGTAGCGGTTCACGACGATATCAACGCCGCCGTTCTTCTTTGCCTTGTGAATGACTTCGACACCGCCGAACCCTTCAACCAGCATATCGCCCCAAACCGCCGATTTCTTGCGGTCGAACGATGTACTGTCTGCAACGAACCGGAGGGCATCCGTTGCCGCCTCTGCAAGCTGCTCATCCTGCGGGTTGCGCGGGTAGGCCCGTGGGTCGGTGCGCTGCCGGATCTCCAACCCCCGCAACCACTGTATCTTGCGGCGGGTCCGGTTGATGATGATGGCAGGCTGACCGCGCCGCTTCAGTGTCTCAAGTTCCGCTTGGGTGAGTTGCTTTCCGTCAACGTAGTCACGCGCCCGCTCTGCCTCTTGGCGGGCTTCATATGTGACCATCTCGGCCTCGTTGAACATTTCCACCAGGGAAGCGGTGGACGGTGTTTTGTCAGATTCCATATCTCAACACCATATCAGGGCAGAAGCATCGCGGGCGCATGTCTTTGCCAGCGCGTCCGCCGCGTGTTCAACATTCAATGCCATCCCGATTCCCCGAAGAAATATCGCTTCCTTGATGCGCTCACCCTCGGACAAATCCATGACCGCATGGTGCAGTAGGGTTTCCGGGTCGCAGAGATAGCGTGGCCTTACACTGTCTTCCAATTGGCCACCTCTTCCGGCTCTTCGTAACGGTCCCGCCGCTTGGGCTGGGGAACTAGTGTCGGCAACAGCTTGCCCTTGCGGTGCGCACGCTCGACGGCATACCTCGCGCTGTCGATGCAATGATTGTTCGCGTCTTCGACAACCGGGAGGATTTCCCCCGTGTGCTTGACGACCTTGTAGGAAAACACCTTAAGTTCGCGTTCAAGCGGGGCGCAGTCCGTCGGGTGCAGCATTATGTCCATACCCTGAAGGAACGCGACGCCATCCTGAACCGATCCCTTGCCCTTTTCAGCGGGCCGCATCTTCGGCAAGCCGCGCCGCCTCACGTAGTCGATCATCTCCGGGCGCGCATTGTCCGCCCTGGACGGCCACTCCTCTATGCCATCAATCCGCATCAGGAATTCCGGCATGTCTTCAGTTCTGACGCCCACCTGACTGATCGCCTTGCGGAAATACAGCCTGTGCGGACGCTTTGGAGCAGTGGGCGGAAGAATGCAGCACTTCACCGCAGCCGTTGGGTCCGTCGCAAAGCCCCAGTCAACGCCATAAAACCAGACCACGTTATCGGGCGGGTCAAGTTCCTGCTTCCGCCAGTTGTGGAACACAAGGCTCTGTGACCGCTTGTTGTATCCGCCCATCCAGACGTGGTTGAAGTCGTCAAGGACGGCCAGGTCCTTATCTTCCGGGTCAACCTTGCGCGCCCTCGCATCGGCCACCCGCTCCCGCGCCTGCTCTGCTCTTTCCTTCTCGCGCTCGTATTCCGCAATCGCCGTGTCGCTGGCGAACGGGTTGTCCTCGATGTTCACGTGCAGCAGCAGAAAGTCGGGGTGACCCTCATTCTCTGCAAAGAACGTGTCGATTGCGTCCTCTTCGTTGTCCGGGTTCCATGCGAAGTGGATCTCCGAACCGGCCTTCCTGAACGTGGGCGTCAGCTTCTTCACGGACGTCTTGCTTAGCCCGTTCGCCTCGTCCACAAGCCCAAGGTCGAAGTCCTCAAGGCCCTTCACGCTGTCGGCTGTGTGATCCTGCATCCCGAGGAACACGGCCACCCCCTCACCGCCACGGCGCTTGATAACCTGATCCTGCATGTCGAAAAGATACGCCGCGCCGAGTTCGTGTATCTTCTGCTCCAAGAGTGACTTCAGGGAGTACTTGATCGACTTCTGTACTTCCCGAATGCCTGCGACCTTGAACTTGGGGCTTGCCGCCATGTTTGCGGCTGCGATCTCGCATAGCTGGTGAGACTTGCCGCCCGAGCGTCCGCCCTTGATGCCCTTGTACCTGCGTGGCTTGATGAGCGGGATAGCCCAGCGCGCAAGCTTCGGCTCAATCCTCTTTAGTGCTTGGGTCATGGACCTTGAACACAACCTCGCCAATGGGGATTGCTCCGCCGTCCGGGCCGCTGATCTCGGATTGCTGCTTGGGCTTCCCGTCCAGCCTGTCCGCCACTTCCTTGATTGCCTGTATGTCTCCGTCAAGCGCCGCCTCAACAAGCCGTTCTGCGATGCCGCGCAACTTGTTGCCGTCGCCATGAGCTTCTTTGACCGCGACGTTAAGCGCGCTCCTGAAGGCATACGCCTTTTTGCCCTTCTTGGCTTCCTGGTTCCCTTTTTCAAACGGCATGTCTTCACATATCAGCTTTTTGATTACCAAGGATAATCGTCTGTGCTTTCCCCGCATGCGTCGATACCGGGGAGAATGCGGAGTTGCTGGCAAACGGGATAGGTTGTTTCCCCGTCGTATGCTCTCTTTAGTTCGACGCGTCCGATGCCCGGTCGTCCGTCTCGCCATTCGCTTTCGTTGATTGTGACGATGACGTTTGATCCGCTGACTTCTGTGCTTGCGCGCATTCTGCGCCCGGCTGCGTCGATTGCTTTTGCTGAGAAGGTTCCGGTGACTGCTTCCGGGGTGAGCGTGAGCGTGACTGTTTGCCCTGCCCTGACGCGCGTCGCTGTTTCGGCCATTCGATCTGTTCCCTTAGTTCAACGTCGGGGGCGTAGTAGGCGAATATCTGGTCCCATAGCGGGTGAGCCATGATCTCCTTGGCTTCCCATGCGTACGGGCGCTTGTTCTCCCATAGCTTGCCCTTGTATCCGATCTCGGCAAGCGCGGCGTCTATCCGCTCCAATGGGAATAGCTTGAGAGTGTGCGGCGTTCCGTCTGCCCTGAGATATGTCCGCTGACGCTCGAATACCGGTGTGTAGCCACCGCCGTTGCGGCGCATCAGGTTTAGCGCGCTGTCAAGCGTGTGATCCTTGCGGCTCC